AAAAGAAAGGATCATATATGTCCCAAGTGTTATAGTTTTAGTTTGCTACAAGGATTTCGTAAGAATGTAGCACCACCATTGGAACGTAACTCACAATTGTTAAGTAGTTGTGTGCTTAATCATGAAGAATTACCTTATATTAAGGATGATTACTTTAGATTTGATGCTCATGGTGAGCTAATTAATCTTGTTCATCTACTAAATTATATGAACATAGCTCGTAAGAATCCATCTTGTAACTTTGCATTATGGACTAAGAGAAAGGACTTAATAAGTTTGTTCTTTAAGTTAGAATATGTGAAACCTGAGAACATGATCTTGATATATTCTAATCCTCGTATTAGTAATATCATGAAAGAACCACCTCGATATTTTGATAGGACATTCAATAATGTATTGGAGCATGAGGAAATCGAACGACAAAATTGCACTGGTCAAAAGTGTAAGAATTGTTTGAAATGTTACATACCTAATAATGGGGTGACCACTATTGTTGAGAAAGTTAAGAGGTATTAACGTATGACTATTGAATCATGGAAAGGATGGTGGTATATAATAGACGGTCCCGATCCAATTGAATTTAAATTAGGACCATTCTTGACATTCTCGGAAGCTTACAATATGTTAATCAGACTCAACTTAAATTGAAAGGCAATACCATGAATTTTGTAATTCGTTTACGTAAACGTGACCGTTACTTTGGAACTCGTAAGACTAAGGATGGCCGTCGGTTTGACCTTGGTAAACTATATTTCCATGTAGCTCCTACTAAACATTTTTGGAATATGAATGGTATTGTAGATATACGTGGTCGTACTTTTGTGGTATAATTAAGGATAGGAAAATGAGGGTGAAATTCCCTCATGATCCTGATAGGAGAGAAAGATGAGAGGATCTAGGTTTATTAAAATAAAAAATCCTGATTGTAGAAATACACATACCATGCAAGAGAATTATGAAGGATTATGGAGAATTTTTAAACTAGATAATATAGTTAAGCATAGTAAAGGCTTTACAATTACAACAAAGAAGCACGTATATAAATTAAGAGTGTAGTGAGAAAGCTTATGAAGGAACAAAGAAAAAATAATCCAATTGCTAAACAACTCTCTGATCCTATATGGAAACAAAGAATTGTAAAGAGTAAAGTAATTTATAACAGAAAATTAAAGTATAAAAAGGAACAGTGTAATGATTACAAGTGACTTCTTATTCTTTTGTTTTATTATTAGTTTATTTTCTTTTGCTCTTGGTTATTATATATCTTATGAGGTGGGAGCTTTATGTTTATGTTTATAATAACAAGAACAGAAATTGATGAATTAATGTTTGATATCTTAAGTGAAGATGGGACAGGTGACCCTATGGTATTTGGAACTAAGATAGCAGCTTTACGATACATAGAATCTCTTTGTGAGGATTTTAATGTGCCCTCTGATATATATATGATAAATGATGGCATAGAAATTTCTAGAATGCATTAATAAAGAATGGAGATCCATATGAATATTGAAAAAGAATTAAGAAAGAATGTAAAAGAATTACAAAACCAATTACAAAGAGCTTATGAAAGGATAAAAATTTTACAAGAGGAAGTGCATGTACAAAATAGAAGAGAATTTTATAGTGATTATTTTTCAAAATCTGGAGCAGGAAAGTCTGGTTGGGATATGATGGATGATGCTCCAGAATATATAAAAAAATTAGCAGATGAATTAGGGCAACCTGATAATGACAAATGAAGAAAGAGGTGAAACTTTCTATCGTCTTCAAGTTTGTCTTGGAAGAGAAGTCTTCTTAAATAAATATGGGCTCGACAAAGAAGAACTTTATGATAAAATTACGTGTGAAAATATACGAGCTATCCTTAAAGAAAGTTTAGAAGACATACGTAAATGGAAACAACGAGAGATATTTTATCCATCCTCTGTATAAACAAAAGGAGATCCTTATGGGACGAGTGAAAGATTGGCTAATCGAAATGGAAGAAGATGCAGGACAGTTGTCTTTAAATGATTGGGTTGCTATACACGGCCTCAGTCATAAAGAAATATGGGACAGAATCAATTCTGATTCTGATAGATATCAATTGGACTTAGGGTTCAATGACTAGAAGTTTCTTGCAAAAAGAAAGACAAAGTGTCTTCAGAAAATTAATTAAACAGTATCAAGAAGAAGGATATAATACAAGAGAAGCAAAACGAATGGCCCGAAGAGATACTGATGATATTATGTCTGATAAGGAAGCATTTGTAGATAACTTCATGCAGGATACATGGGGGGAACTAGATGAATAATAAAATAGTTTGCATTGAATGGATTGATTCAGCAGAATATGAGGATGCTGATTGGAAATCAGAAAAAGAAGTTAAGGAATTAAAACCTATACTTGTTAAATCTGCTGGGATATTAGTTAATGAAGACAATATTTATATAACTTTAGCTTCATCAATTAATAATGCTGATAATAAAGTTGAAGCACAATATGGTGGGTTGCTTTCCATACCAAAATTTGCTATAAGAAGACGATGTTCTCTTCCAATAAGTTTTACAAATGAAATCATGAGCCAACAAATGAAGGAGATGTATGATGAAACTTGGCCGGGACCGGGGGTATAATGAAACAAAGTAAATGGTTAGATAGAGGAGCCTGTCCCTCTTGTGGATCAAGTGATGCTAATGTAAGACATGAAGCAGGATATTCTTGGTGCTTCTCATGTCATAAAAGATTTGGTCAGGAGATTAGAAAAGATCTTCAATTTTATCAAGGAAAAATTTTAGAATTACCAAAGCAGGAAGCAAAGCCTATGGCTACAATTGGAGAGTGGGGAGAGATCCCTGAACGTAAAATATCTTTAGAAACTGCCAAGAAATTTAATACTAAAGTTAAACGGAATGGTAACATAACTACCCATCATTTGTATGGTTACTACAATGATAAAGGAGAGCATATAGGAAATAAAATACGACAAACAAAAGATAAACGTATGTGGGTAGAAGGAGAATTATCTGAAGCTGTATTATTTGGACAGAATATATTTACACAGAAAGCAAAATACATTACAATTTGTGAAGGTGAAGTAGATGCTATGTCAGCTTATGAACTTATGGGATCAAAGTGGCCTAGTGTAAGTATAAAAACAGGATCAGCAGGAGCATTAACAGATTGTAAGGGAGCCTTTGATTATCTAGATAGCTATGATAATGTCGTCATTTGTTTTGATATGGATGAACAAGGACAGGAAGCTGCTGAAAAAGTAGCTCAATTATTTGCTCCTAATAAATGTAAGATCATGAGGATGGCTCACAAAGATGCTAATGAGTATCTTAAAATGGGGCAACGAGAAGCATTCACACAGGATTGGTGGGGTGCTAAACTATATACACCAGCAGGAATTATTAACTTAAAAGATTTAGGTGACTCTCTTTTTGAAGAAGAATATTGTGAGACTTGTTTATATCCTTGGCCTAAGATGAATGAAAAAACTTACGGAATGAGAACCGGGGAGTTAATAACTTTCTGTAGTGGGGCTGGAATGGGAAAATCGTCCATAACTAGAGAACTTATGCATCATCTTTTACGTAATACAAAAGATAATATCGGTATCCTTGCATTAGAAGAGAGTATTAAACACACAGCATGGAATATCATGTCAGTGGAAGCAAGTTCTCGTTTATATATTAAAGAAGTTAGAGAAGGTTATGATAGTAAACAATTAAAAGAATGGCAAGATGCCACATTAGGTAGTGGAAGAATCTTTGCCTTTGATCATTTTGGTTCAATAAATAATGAGGAGATACTTGCAAGAATTAGATACATGGCACAAGCTCTTGATACTAAATGGATATTCTTAGATCATTTAAGTATTCTGGTTAGTGGACAGGAAGATACAGATGAAAGAAAGTCTATAGATATATTAATGACCAAGCTAAGATCACTAGTAGAACAGACAGGGATATGTTTATTACTTGTATCTCATCTACGTAGACCCTCTGGAGATAGAGGACATGAAGATGGTAAAGAAATATCTTTAAGTCATTTGAGAGGATCGGCCTCAATTGGACATTTAAGTGATTCCGTTATTGCCTTGGAAAGAAATCAACAAAACGATGATCCCATATTATCTAATACAACAACCATTCGTATACTAAAGAATAGGTATACAGGAGAAACAGGAGTGTCTACATATTTATTTTATAATAGAA